ACTTGCAGGAAGTTCTACTGAGTATGTACCTGGTGCTGCTATTGATTTATCTAACTCAGCTGCTATTGATACTAACTATAAAGTATTTCTTGATGAACTAGATGAATTCTTAACTGGATTAGATGGAGCGCCAAGCTTTATGGCTGGCAATACTAAACTTATAGCAAAGATAAGAGCATGTGCAAGACGTTCAGGTGCTTACCAAATTGCATTGAATGATTTCGGAAAACAAATTGAAAGTTATAACAATGTTCCTTTTGTTGACCTTGGAGCGAAATCAGGAACCAATGATCCAGTAATACCTGTAGGAACTGGAGAGAATGCAGGATTAACTTCTCTTTATGCTGTAAGACTTGGTATGGATGGATTCCATGGTATCTCTATGGCTGGCCAACCACCAATTAAAACATGGCTTCCAGATTATACTACTGCAGGAGCTGTAAAAACTGGTGAAGTTGAAATGGTTGCAGCAGTGGCACTTGAAGCAACTAAGGCAGCAGGAGTAATGAGAAAGATTAAAGTATCATAGGAGGGATAATATGTTTAAAATAAGTTCACCTAATAAGGGTTATACTGGTGTTTCTGCTGGTGTAGCTTTTTCTCGTGGTGTTGGTTTAACAGGAAGAAAAGAATTAGTTGACTGGTTTAAAGAGCATAAATACATCGTTGAAGAAATAAAAGATGATGTAAAAAGTGTAGATGACATGACTGTAGATGAATTAAAAGCTTATGCAGAAGGTAAAGGAATAGATCTTACTGGCTTAACTAAGAAGGATGATATTCTGAAAAAGATAAAAGGTGCAACTCCTGATCCAGAGGGTAAATAGTTATGGCTTATGTAGATTCAAATTATTATAAGAATACCTATAAAGGTGTAATTGTACCTGATGATGAACTGGAGAATAAATTAGAGCTTGCTAGTGACAATGTAGATACCTTAACTTATAACAGAATAACAGGTATAGGATTTGATAATCTTACGACATTTCAGCAGGATAAGATTAAAAAGGCCATATGCATCCAAGCTGAGTTTAACTATCAATACGGTGACTATTTAGATTTACCTGTAGATAGTTACAGTGCAGGAAGTGTTAATGTAAGTTTTGGTGGCGGCGGTAATGGAATAAAGACACCTAATAGCGTTGTGCATTACTTACAGCAAACAGGCCTGACTTGTAGAATACTATGAGGTGGTATCATGAAAGGTAAATTACCATTTCCAAAATGGATATTAAATACTGAACTTAAGATTTTTGATACTGAAATAGGTGAAGATGGTGGACCAGAAGAAACTATTATGTTTGATGGTAAAGCTTTCTATGAGGAAAAGACAAGACAGACACTGGATAAGGACAGAAGACTTGTAACATTAAGTGGCAAAGTAATAGTCCCTGGTGACATTAACCCAGGTAAAATAATAAAAGGGTGTGTACAGATAGGTGAGGTCAAGAAGGATATATTTAAATCTTCAAGACCAAAGAATCCTGATGGCACAGTCTTTTCTACTGAATTGGATTTGATGTAATGAAAGCTAAGGTAAAAATTAAACTTAATAGTTCTGCTATAGGTAATTTGGAGAAAGCACAGCGACAAGCCTTGGAAATGACTATGGAAGCCGTTAAAACTGATATAGTAACTTCTGCGGTAGTACCTAGAAACACTGGAGAACTTGAAAGAAGTGGATATGTAGATATATCAAGGCTTCATGATATGGTAGTAGCTATAGTTTTTGACACACCCTATGCTAGACGTTTATATTGGCATCCTGAATATAACTTTAGGAAAGATAAGAACCTTAATGCACAAGGTAAATGGATGGAAGCTTATATTACTGGAGATAAGAAAGATTTTATTAAAGATACTTACATGAAGCTCTTTAAACAGTTAAGTAAGGGGCTGGTTAAATGATGCTATTAAGTGAAATAAAAGACTGGCTTAAAACTAAAATAGATTGTCCTAATTGGTATGCAGGTAAAATAGATGGGAGTGTAGAACAATGTATTGGAATCTATTCTATAGAAGGTGGAAAGCCTAACATAGCTATAGGGGGATTATCTAATACAACCTATGCTAAGAAATCTATATCAATCCTAGTACACTGGGGCAAAAATACTACTCCGGCAGAGCAAAAGGCACAGGAAGTATACAATGTACTCTTTGGTCAAAGTGATGTTATAGGCGGCAAACGGGTTATTATGTTTGACATGAGAACCAGTGAGCCTATAGGGGTAGGAACAGATGACAATGGTATTTTTGAATTTGTAATAGAAGTAAATATAATTTATGAAAGGTAGGTAATGAAATATGGCAATAGTTACAAGTGGAGTATATCCTGTTAATAATATAGTTTTTAAGATTGGTAAGCTTGGTCTTGCGAGCGTAGCTCCAACAGATATGGTTGGAATTAAAGATATGGAAAGCCTTAGTTTCAAGATAGATAGTAAGACAGAAGATTGGAATCCCATGGATGGAGGAGGATGGGGCAGACATCTTATGACAAGCAAAGATCTTACAGTAAGTCTTAAGGGCAAAAGAAGTGTAGGAGATGCAGGAAATGATTATATTGCAGGCCTTGCTTGGAAAGATGGACTTGATTGCAGTACCTTGTTTGAAATTGATTTTCCAGATGGAAGTAAGCTGTCATTCCCTTGTGTAATTGATGTAAGTAATCCAGGTGGTGGAGATAGCACAAATGCAGCAGGACTTGAATTTGATGCAAAATGTGATGGCAAACCAACATATACAGCAGCAGCTTAGAGGGGAGATAATATAAATGGGAAGATTTTATAATATAGCAGGAAGAATGGATAATTCAAAATCAGATGTAAAAATAGATGAAGATCACATCTTTAAAATAAATACAAATAAAGCTGTAGGATTAGAGATTGATAGTATTTATAAAGATGATAATTTAGGTAACTTTGAAAAAATGGATCAAGTTATTAAAGTGGCTCTAGGAAAAGAGGCATTTGAATATATAGAAAGCCTTGAACTTAATATTCCAAGCTATGCTGTAATAGTTAATGCCATAATGGCGGCTTTAAGTGATTCTGAGCTTGAAGAGATAGAGAAGGCAGCTAAGGAAGAAAATAAAAAAAAGTAGAGCAGTGGTACGATATATATGATGACTGGGGACTTATTGAAGCTTCATTTACAGCACAGTATGGAATAAGATTGAGGAGTGAAACGGATATGTCCTGGTCAGAGTTTTGTACTCTACTGGCTGGAATAATGCCAAAAACTCCACTTGGACAGATTGTTAGTATTCGTAGTGAAGATGATAAGGATATGCTTAAAAACTTTACTGATGAACAGCATAGAATTAGAAATGAGTGGAGAAGCAAACAAGTTGATGATATGACAGAGAAAGAGAAGGAAGCTAAGGTTAAGGAAATACAAGAAATATTTGCAAAAGCCTTTAGCTAATCTATACAAATCCTCCTAAAAATATAGTATAATTGTAATAAAAATATAGGGGGTATCTGTAATTGAGTATATTTGATGAATTCAAAAAAGCTTGGAATGAGGGTGCTGAAGAAGGAAGAACTAAAGGAAAACAATTAGGAAGTCTTGAATATCATAAACAGAAATATGAAGAGGAAAAGACAGCTAAAGAAGCTGAAAAAGAAAGACTTCAACAGCTAAAAAAAGAACATATTCCTTTTTGTCCTAAATGCAAATCAACTAGTTTAACCTATCTTGATAAGAGAAAGAAATTGAGTTTAGGTAGAGCAGTAGTTGGTGGAGTAGTTGGAGGTGTCCTAACTGGTGGGTTAGGAGCGGCGGCAGGGGCTACCATGGGAGGATTAAGTTCTGATAAAATAAAAAAAGGTAAAGTAAAATGCCTTAATTGCGGTCATACGTGGAAATTATAAATTAAATATTATTTCATTAAGCACTTAGTTAATTCTAGGTGCTTTTATTTTGTCCAAAAGGAGGTGGAGTTGTGGCAGATAATAATTCAGTAGGTAAAATCAGTCTGGATATGGAACTTACAAGTGACTTAAGTAAGCAGATAGAGCAGGCAGCAGCTAAAATAGGAGATCAGATTAAAGCTGCACTTGGGAATATAGGTAATATAGATATTGGTAAGCAACTTACAAGTTCTATTGAAAAGTCTATGGATGCTATGCAGAAAATTATTGAACAGAAATTAACTAGTGCGCTTGAAAAGTCTATGGCAAATATGAAAGCTATTAAAATTCCTGTAGAGTTTGATATACCTAAGAATTTTAGTATGCCAAAACAAAATTTCAATGCTTCTACAGCACAACCGAGAGCTCCACCAATGCCTAAGATGAACACTGGTATTAACATGGAAGCTTTAAAATCTCAAATAGACAGTTGGACTTCGCAACTTGATATATTTAGTAATAAAGCAGATGAAGCAAGAGAAAAAGTCACAAAGTTACAGGCACAGATTGAGCAGTTGAGTAAACCAACTGGTAATGAAATATCAGATTACATCAACACACATGAAATAAAAGACTTGCAGACTCAACTTGATAAAGCACAAGCAGAACTTAATAAATTTGCTTCTCAATCGGATAAAGCAGGATTTAAAATAGCTGACCTAGATAGACAATTTGAAATATTAAGTAGTGCTGCTAAAAATGCAAGTTCTGGCATAGGTGCGGCTGATAACAAACTTAAGAATATTGCTAGTTCTGCATCAAAGGCTAATACAGGTATGAAAAATATGAGTAGCTCCACCGATAGAATGAGTAATAGCATGAATCATTCTTATGGTGGAATAGGTATGTTTATAAAGAGTATGTTTACATGGGGAATGATATTTCCTATGGTGATTGGTGGAATTACCACTCTCGGTACTTTCCTTGGATCTACGTTAATGGTAAACGCACAATTTGCCAATAGCTTAAATCAGATCAAGAGTAATCTATATACTGCATTTATGCCTATATATGAAGCGATTCTTCCGGCACTTAACAGTTTAATGAGTTCCTTGGCAACAGCAACCGCCTATATAGCTAGTTTCATAAGTCAACTATTCGGTACTACTTACAATGCAAGTTTTCAATCAGCTAAGGCATTGCAAAGTCAAATAGGTGCAATGAGTATAGCTGATAAACAAGCACAGAAGGCAGCAAATAGTCTAGGTGGAGTTGGAAAGTCTGCCGCATCTTCCGCAGATGCAACTAAGAAGGCAGCTAAAGAAGTTCAAGGAGCAATGGCAGGTTTTGATGAGATAAACCAATTACAATTAACGAAGGATCCAACAACTAAAACTCCCAAAGAAACAACTCCGGCAGGAAGTGGAGTAATTACACCAATAACTCCTATGGCTAATATGTCACCCATTGAAGCAGCTACTAAAGGTTGGGCTGATAGATTTAAAAATCTTATGGCTAATCTATGGAAGCCATTTCAGCAGGCATGGGCAGCAGAAGGACAAAACACTATTAATGCTGCACACCATGCCCTTGATGGAATACTTGCTTTACTTGGAGCAATAGGAAAAAGCTTTTATATAGTATGGACGAATGGTACTGGTGAAAGAATTCTTGTTAATCTTCTTAAGATTCTCCAGGATATTTTAAATATTATTGGAGATATAGGGATAACTTTTGCTAATGCTTGGAACAAAGGTGGAATTGGCACACAGGTAATTCAATCCTTAGCCAATGCATTGAATAATGTCCTCAGATTAATTGATAAAATGCTTCAGTCAATAAGAAGAGTATGGGGACAGGAAGGGCCTAAGTTTGCAGATATGTTTATGCAGGCTCTAAAAGCTGGTAGTGATGTTATAGAAAACTTAACACAAAAGTTAGGTTGGATATGGGATCATGGTGGCCAGCATGCTTTTGAAGGAATTGTAAAATTAGGTCTTAAGATTGGAGAACTGGCCTTATTTATATTTACTAATTTCGTAGCTCCATTTGTAAATTGGTTTGTAAATATGATAGCTCCAGCAATTGCACCGGTTCTTGATGTAATTGGAAAGTTATTTGATAAATTAAGTTCTGTTATTGATTGGCTTATGGGAAGTGGTAAACCCGTATTAGATGTGATAATAACAGTCATAGGTAGTTTCGCTCTTTCGTGGTGGGCTGTTACTAAAGCTATAAAAGGATTCTACGGAGCTATAGATTTAATAAAAAATGCAAGCAAAACAGTAAATTTTGCTATCGGGCTTTGTACTTCTG